CATAAAGTAGCCATCGGTGAATACATCGCGAATATTATTACACCCGACGGAAAATTTTTCCCCGATGTGCTCAGAAGAACTAGTCGTATCTTAAGTAAAGTTTACACCTGTGAATCCGACTGGCTTGAACAAAGAACATCTATAATCGACTGTCTCGATGTCATATTCGATGATGAACAATTATACCATGGCTGTCAAATTGCATCAAAGTTTTACGCCCAATTTGCAATCTACATAACGGCCCAAGAAGTACTAACGCTTGTTAACTTCCTATTTCAATTATCTAAATATGAAGACATAGACAGTATACCTATTAAAACTTGGACCATCAAATCAATAAACTAATTTAATTTCTTTAATTCGCCATGCAGAATTTATGTTTGGCATTTCCTGGTTTAGGAACCTTATCACTTAATTTGATTATTGTTAGAAGATTATATACCACTCAAACGCGAAGACGGCAAATCCGGTAAGCTCTTGAGCACACTGAACACTGAAGAAACTTTGGACGGATTCTATCAGACGCGGTGTGTTCTAAATCTCTCTTGCTTCGCTGTTGAATGGTAACTTTTCTTTTATTTTAAATAATTAAAGAAATACATACTAATATACTCATACCCGTAATTAAATTACGAAATTAAATTTAAACAAATTTTAACTCATTTTATAGAATGACCACACAACAATCATACTTTGAAGAATCAGCTCTTAAAGCCAACACTGAAAATGGAAAAGATTGGCTCCGTAAAGCTTTACATCCACCCGGCGTTAAAGGAACTTCTTACAACGGATACCCTGACAAATCTGTTATCCCGGCCATCCATCAAGAATATCGCCTAGATTGGGAGAAATTCCTTCCGACCAAAGACAACCCTGCCACCATGTTGCTTCTCCATTGCCCAAGTTTTATTAACCCGCTTTTCTATGCTGAATACTCTCAAATTAGAACTGCCGACCCCAATGGTTCCGACAATTCTTGGTTGTTAGCTCAATCCAACGACCAGATTTCCAATGCATCCATTACTGGAGAAATGGGTAAGGTCCAAACTGCATATTTGTCTGAAACATTACAGTATGATGCCACCGGTTTTAACAACTCCGGCATGCTTTATAGTGCACAGTTTTCACCATCCACGTACACCCTGGCCCTTTCTACTCTCCTTCTCAAGTTCCATAAACAAGGTCACCTCGATAAACACATGCCCGAATTGGAAAGAATTTTCGGCCCAGATATTAGATCCGCCTACAAAACAATTACACAAAAGAGCAAAATCAACTCTAATAATGATTTTGAGATCATCAGCAACGACGACTTCTGGAACGTCGGTATCCCAGCCAACATTACTACTCAATTAGTCCAAGTCGTACAACTCGGTCTCCCGATCACTCAACCCACTGATATTTCAATGTTATCACCAAAGAAATACACAGCAAGATCCACTGAAGGTGCATTCATCGTACATCAATCTAATGAGGATTACAATAAGTGGTGTGCCGTTCGTTGTGGTTCATTTGCCAAGGGCGTATCACCTGCCGACAGACCACTTATGCTGTGTCTCTACGAAACCACCAACTTAGCCGGAATATCAAGCATTACCCCGTTCAATGTCAACAAATCATACGTCACTGATATTGAGTGGCCAAATTGGACTTGGGCATACACAATGTTCACTGGTATGCAAGCCGGCTCTGCAGGTGGAGCTGCACCCATGGTCAACATCAAAACTATTCGTGGTATTGCTATCGCTCCAACTCCTCGCAGTATTCTTAACCCTTCTTGTGTTGCACCCGCATTGTACGATCCCCAAGCTTTGCAAACCTACTCCGTCATAACACAATCCAGACAAGACGCCATGCCCGCATCCTTTAACATGGGCGGTTCGCTTTTGGGCGGTTCCGGATTAGTTATGCCACTTATGTCCAAAACCATCGGTGCCATCTCCGATGCTATTTCCGGTGCTGATGGATCTAAATCGGAAAAGAAAAACATTTCATCCGAGTTAGCCGAAACTAAAGCAACTGAAACTAATGAATCGCTTGGTGAAACTAATACTACCAAGAAATCGGAAACTCAAATGTTACCCAGACGAACCCAATCCAGACCACGCTCTAGATCACGTGGTCGATCATCTTCAAGACCCAGACAAGTTCACTATCAAAAGAGAGCTCCTTCAAGGAGACGTTCAAGATCGGCTTCTAAATACCGATCCAAACCCAGACGATCATCATCCAGAAAACCAAACACCAAAAAGAATTTTAAGGTGATTGTCCGTCGAAAATAAACAAACACATTCACACAACAAATTTGCG